AGATGTGAAAAAAGTTGAATTTTTTTACTTGGATCTGACTGCAGACCAGCCGAAAACCCGTACAGCTGCCCATGCACTCCAGCATTTCCAGGGGGCAACCACAGGCTCTGACTGTGCCATGGCATCTTTAAATACCAAATCGGCGGCTTGTCGTAGTTCTGACTTCATCTCGCTATCGCCATCGCGAATAGCCTTGTATAACACATCATGAATAACTGCTGCTCTAGCAACATCAAAAGGCGCAATAAACATCCAACCAGCTCTTGGTACTGATGCTAAATCAGTATCAAAACCTTTAGGGGCAGTAATTTTACCTTTAACAGTAATTCTAACGCCCAATCTTTTAAACTCTTTTACTTGACTTTCTGTTAATACATCAGTATCGTAAGATAAAGCGGTGTTTAAAACCCACCTGCTAGGCGGAGTATATGTTGCGTCTAATAATCGATTAAATCGGCCCATCATTTCCTCCAATATAAATATGAATAAACCTATTTATTTATAAGGTACAAATATGGCAAATCTAAGTAAAGCAAACTTATTAAACAAGAAATACACAAGAGTCGTAACATTAGTGTCTATGATTACTAAAAACACTCCTCTTAAATTAGAAAAAGGAGGTTCTGTTACAGTTAAAAAACTCAATATAGACGGCAAAGAGTATAAAGCAAATACATCAGCAGCTACTCTTGTTAATGCTATTGAGAATTTAAAGGCAGCTAACTTCAAAATGTATGATGTAGCAGGCAAGGAATATCACAACGGCATGTTACTTAAATCAGAAGAGTTTAAGTCTGGTGGTGAGATGGGAGAGAGAAAGTCTTACAACAAAGGCGATATGGCAGAGGGCATATTTGGTGCCGCTGTAGCTGCTAGATTTATTAATAAAAATCAAAGAGTATCTCCTTCTGATGTAGAGAAGGTGTTGCGTAAACTTAGCGCTAATCAAACCAAACAAGTCTTAAAATTTGACTCACCCAACAAGAATCCTAAAATTAAGGATAAGGTGGTATTTACTTTAGGTTTAGCATTAAACAACATGAAAGCACTGACAGATCCTTCAATTAGAAAACTCAAAGATATTCAAGACGTTGTAAATGCTGCATGTTCTTATGCAAATGGTATAACAGTTACACAATGGTCTAAAGAAGTATATGAGAACAATACCTTCAATGAGATACATGTATTGTCAGATGGATTAGAAGACCAAACAGGAACAAAGGTTGACGTTCGTGTCATGATATCTAATCATGATGGAGATATGCTTCCTGTAAACATCAACGTGTCATTAAAAGCAGGTGATGTGAAACAGTTTGGTCAAATGGGAGGCTCGAACTTTGAAACATTCCAAGATTTCTTTAAAGATCTATTTGGCATTACAATTACAGAACTTAGATCAAAATACGATGCTAAAATTAAGGCAGGCGATTTAAAAGGTGCCATTAGTGAAGTTTACAAAGGTGTAGAACCTAAAGTAACCAAATTATTATCACAAGACGATAAAAAGACATTAAAACATTTTGCTGATGCTATACAGTGGCACGCTACTCGTAACGAAGAATATGTAACTCTTGTTCAATTAAATCGCGGACAAGCTAAAATCTATACCTTTGACAACTTATTTAAAACATTTGATGCGTTATCTCCAATCAAAGGAGAGTATAAAAGAGGTAAAGAGAGAGGTACAGGCAAACCAGGACTTCCTCAAATAGATTTTATGACAAAAGACGGCACAACATTAATACGACTTAGAGTTAAAGGTGGAGACTATAGAGCAGATGGCTCTCCATATTTCCGTAATATTATTGAAAAACTAGATGGATTGGGCAAATTGATTGCCAAATATGCTGATGAGTAACGCTTATAGACTCAAAAATCTTCTTACTGAAGAAGAAACCCAAGAGTTTTTAAACATGGCATATGAAACAGTCTGGAAAGATTATCATCTGGACGAAAATGGCCAAGTGTGGTTGCGTGATGGAGAAGAAAGCACCAATTACTTAGGTGTGCAAGTACAAGTAAATAGAACAATTATCAAGGTTGCTGGAAAATATGGAGTTAATAGAATATCAGGCTCAACCTTGATAAAATCTCGTCCAAATACACAAATAGATTGGCACACAGATCCTGACACAAGACAATCAATGTTTACAATTCCTCTTACTCCAGGCGTAAGAGAGTTTCATACAGAAGAAGGTGTTTTTAACTACGATTTTCCTGTTGTATGTAATACTCGTGTAGAGCATAAGGGAGTATATAAAGGTGAGAGTGGAGAAGATTCTTATGTATGGCAATTTTCTACAAGTGAAGAGTGGGACAGTTTAATACAAAGACTAAGAAGAAGGGATTTGATCGTTGACTAATCTTTTTTTCTTATTCCAATGTCGCGATGGCTTATACATAGTAGACAGTAACCATGTACAAGATGTTCCAAAACCGCGTGAGTTAATCCGAAGAGTTTCAACTGTAGAACAGTGTCGAGAAATAGCAGAACAAATTGGTTTACCTATCGTATCCGATACTGCTAGAAAGAGAACTAGAAAGCACACTGAAGAAGGCAGACAAAGAATTAGAGAAGCTAAACTAGGTGACAAACATCCTCACAAAGATGGTTTAAAAGATGAACACAAAGAAAGAATATCCAAGACTATGCAAGGTACTAGAGGCGGTGAGAATAATCCAATGTATGGCAGACGCCATAGAGTAAGCACTAGAGAAAAGATGCATGAGGCTTGGGTAAAGAGAGAAAGACGTTATTGGGTATGTGATCCAAATGGCAAAGCAACAACAATACCGAAGTCCCAACCGCTACCAGAGGGCTGGCAACGTGGTAGGTTCTTTGATCCCTACAAACCAGATACAGACGAGTTATTATGAAATGCTTAAACAACTTTTATCATTAGATGATCCCGCAGCAGAACACATTGCTAAAGATCCTGTTAGAGGACATATACCAGCAATAGACAGAATTTCCAATAACAAGGAAGTTTATTATTGGGAAAAAGACGGAGAAGTAGCTGCTATGGTGTGTGTAGCACACTGTAGTCATGTTCCAGAAGATGAAGATGAGATTAATAATGAGGGTACAGACTTTCCTATACTCTATACCATTTGGTCTTATTCTCATTTTGCTGGGAGAAGATTAGCACTCTCCGTTGTCGATCACTTTAGGCAATTAGGCATTGCCAAAGGTGTTTATACACTTAGCCCTAAAACAGACACTGCCAGAAGATTTCATATGGCAAACAGGGCTACATTATTTCGTGAGAACGAAAACACATATAATTTTTATTACAAACTATGAAAATATTAATTTGCGGCTTACCAGGTTCTGGTAAATCTACGTTAGCAAAAGAATTGGCGTATCATTTCCTTTTGCCCCACCATAATGCTGACACCATCAGAGAACTATACGACGATTGGGATTTCTCTGAAGCAGGTAGATGGCGTCAGGCACTTCGTATGAAAGAATATTATGGTATACTTGACTTTGTTTGTCCAACCGCTTATACTAGAGAGCTAGTACAAGCAGACTATATTATTTGGATGGATACTATCAAGGAAGGCAGGTTTGAAGATACTAATAAAATCTTCGAGCCTTTAGATAATTACAACATAAGGATAACAAAATGGATTGGACAAAACCAACTACGCAACTCCTTGGAAGGTTTCAACCCTGGCATAAAGGGCATACAGAACTTTTTAAGCGAGCAATTGACAAAACTGGCCAAGTAGCTATTTTACTCAGAGCTTCTGATGGGACAGATGAAAACCCATACGACTTTGATCAACGTTCTACACAGATTGTAATCGCTCTAGCTAAAGAGGGATTTTATTCTGGCGAAGACTACACCATCATTAATGTACCTAACATTGAACATATTACATATGGTAGAGATGTAGGTTACACCATTGAGCAAGAGAAGTTAGAAGACAATATCGAAGCAATTTCTGCTACTAATATCCGTAAAGGACTGCAACAAATTGCAGCCACTCACCCTAAGGTAGATGGATAGCGTTAGTAAGACTATAGCAAAAACTCTTAGCTGGAGAATAGTCGCCACAGTCACTACAATGATAACAGCTTGGATCATTGTAGGTGACTGGCGAGTAGGATTAGCGATAGGAACCGCAGAGTTCTTTATTAAGATGATTGTGTATTACATACACGAAAGATTGTGGACTAGGGGCGAATAACTGTAAAGCCCTGCTTACTGACAACTTCAACTTCAGCATTAGGATACACTTCCTTAATAGCCTTTTGAGTACCTGGCCAATTAGGTGTGTTATCGTGTACACACATAATGCCTCCTTTGACGAGTCTGCGTTGCCAATATTCTAGAGCGTCTTTACATGCTTGGTAATTGTGATCAGCGTCATAGAAGACACAATCTACCATAACATTCCATTCAAACTTTGGTGTAAAGAGCTTCTTTTCAACAGTGATATTATCAAAGCGCTCAGTGTTCTTTTTAAAGTTACTGTATTGCTCTTCACCGGTGCATTTAAACTGCTTCATGTGTTCCATTCTTTCGTCACTACCCATGTACTCAACGTTGAGTCCTGCTGCTTTTGCCTTGTTTAGTTCATCTTGGGTGGGACGTCGAGGGTTCAATCCCTCAAACTTATCAATTGCATGGATTTTAAAGTCTTTATTATTAGCTTCAAATGCTTCAGCCCAGGCAACTGTACTCTTGCCTTGGAAACATCCAATCTCTACAAGAATACCTTTTTCTGGAAGTAGAGCTGAAACGACTGCATTAACTGCGAGGACATCGTCCTCGTAGAACATACCGATCATGTATTTTATACCTTTTTAGCTGCTGCCTTAGTCTTTCGACTTCTTTTTGCTTTTGGTTTTTCGGGTTTGTTGTACTCTGTGATACCTAGAAGTGGTAACATGCCTTCAAGTTTAGGGTACATGTCTAACAGTTTACCATCTTTAACTGCTGTTAGAACTTTTGCCTCTAAATGATGCAGTCCTTCTAAAATTTGTACCCAATTAGATTCTTGTTTCCAAGTAGGTAGCTTTTTCATATTAGAACCAGGTTCCATGAACTGTCTAACACGTCTCCATTCTAATGTAAGAGTCGTCTCTCCCATACCGTCAGGAATATCTTCTTGAAGTTTAGTAGTAGAAGGCATACCTTCTGGCAAGCCCCAATCAGGTTTTTCAGCACCAACACCAATACGAACGATTGGTACTAGTGTTTGGTTAGTAGGGGCCCATTGTTTTAGTCTTGCGACTTGCTCTTCTGGGGTGTCGACTTTAAATACCCATTCAAAGCCTTCGTTGATTTGTCTGAATTTCATAGTGTCTCCATTTAAAAATCTTCTATCACTTCCATCATTAGTTTCATTCTGTTCTTGATGAAGTAGTTTAACAACTGGCTTCTATCGCCACCTTGTTGTCTTTCATAACTATTTATAATACTTTCTTTAATATCTTCTGGTGTCTTAGACAAGTCTACTAGAAGTTGATTACGGTTAAACCCATGAGCCATCTCAGAGTTCACTACAAACTCCTCTGGCTTCATGCCTTTCCACTCTGCCAACAATGCCTTTCTAATAGGTCGTTGTCGTTTACCCTCAACAAATGTATCGTCTGCAGACAGCATATTAGGAATGCCGTCACCTTTATCGCCTGTAATAATATGTTCCATGAGAACTTTATCGGCAGGCTCTTTAATCTTAACCCACTTCTTAAATGCAGGAGCAAACTGTTTTACATTACTCCACTTCTGTAGCTGATTAAAGTCATGATCACCTGAGATAATAAGAAAAGGTTCAGGTGTGGGATCGTCAAACAATCCACCTACACTGTCCCCAGATGTTTGACTGTACTCTGCCAATGTACCAATAACATCATCGGCTTCAGCACCGTCTACATCAATTACAGGATAAGGAAAAAACTCCTCTAACTCTTGTCTAATGATGTGCAATGCATCAAATATAGTACTCCAATCAAGAGCGCTTTCTTCTCGCACTTTTTTGCGGTGAGATTTGTAGAAAGGGAACACTTTTCTGCGCCAATAGTGCCTGTTATCCATAGCAATTACTAGTTCACCATATTCAGCACCAAACCTATTACGATAGGAACGTAATGTATTTAGAATCATATGCCTAAGTAGATTAACGTCTACATCTACACTGGCATCCTTACGGTGTCCAATCTCTGCCATAAAGTTGGCAATGGCGACTTGATTAAAGTCTACAACAATCATTCTTTAATCCTCAAAATTACAGAGTTAGGTTGTACCCTAGTCTTAACTGCCATCTTTTTACCACGGATATTATCCATGAACTTGTGCAAGCCATTGGCTCGTGCCTTCATAAATGCTGGCACCATCTCTTCAGGCTTTCTAATCGTCTTTTCGTAAGACTTAGAATCTGAATAGTTTTCAATAGCAGTGCCTTTAACACTGAGTCCGCCATCATACTCTGAGGCGTATACACAGAGTCGCTTACGTTTAACATCATACATCCAAACCTCAGTAGCACCAATAATTGCTACAGGGTTTACAGAGGCAATACCCAAGTCTTTATCCTCAGCTAGGTAGCGTAGTCGACGTACAAGTTTGTTCTTGTCTGTAGGACGCTTCTTCCTAATACGAGTAATTTTCTTGGCTGTCTTCTCATTCATTAGAAAGCCTTCACAAGCATCATAGAACTCGATAATCTTTCTAACTGTAGTTACCTTTAGATTAGAAAAGCCTTCAAGTAGCTGCTTGTCCCAATCGCTAGGATCTTTTAACTGACGAACTTGCTGGAGTTCCACCATCTCGTCTTTGTATTTGCCTAACTCTGCAAACATTTTATTAATCTCAGCATTGTTTAGTTTAAAATCTCGCAATGCTGTGACACTCCGTACATTTTTACCGTCTACAATCTCATCAATACCCAACTCAACAAAGCACATTGCTTCATTTAAGTTCTCACGCATTGCCACAACCTTCTTAGGTTTAGGTGCGGGTGCGTCTTCAGTATCTTCTTCCCAACTAGACTTAGGGTTTGTTTTTGCTTTTTCTAGAAACTGTTGTAGTTTCTTATCAATATAGTTTCTAGCAGACTCTGTCATCCACCCTGTCTTAGAATGGACAAAACAATACTTGCCTACATGGTTAAAGTTCCAATCTGACAAAGTTAGAATAGCAGATATCTCTTCCTTAGTCAAACCAGAGTCTTTACGAAGCCAGGTTTTAAATGCTGCTCGTAGAATTTTGTCTGCGATTTCGTACCGGACAAAGTAATCAATATCTTTCCACTCTTGTTCTCGTTGAGTGTTGTCTTCAATTAATGCTAGCTTTACCCAATGAGGTTCAGTCATCACATAGGTGCTGCGTTTACGTTTAGTTTGTGCCATAGAAGGACTCCTTTATTAATCTACTAATTATAACATCGGTAGATCAGGATGTCAAGCATTTTTTTGGCAGGTACTTGTACTTCTCAATCTCTTCGCCATAGTGTTTCTGTATAACATCAATATAATCTTGAGTGTAGTAAGTTGATTTTCTGTATCGATAAGGCAGAACATTAGCTGGTTTTAATGGATCTGGGACAGCTAGAACCTCTTTAATTATTTTAAATTGATTGTGTAAGTTTTCATATTGGAGAACAACATTTACACCTTTTAACCATTCTATTAATGAGCGATTCCAGTGAGTATATCTTGAGGATTTGTTGTCGTTAATCCAATCAGTGAAATACACGATGCCTTTTTTATGAGCCTTTGTGTATAGTTTCCATTCTTTGGTTTTTTCTCGTCGTGTTACTGGTTGTAATCCAATATGGTTATACACACTTATCATTCTATCATATGTATTTCTTCGCACACCAAATATAACATACGGGTCTATATCTGTGTATTGTGACAACGGCACTTTATCACCTGTTCCATTTATTTCTTCAAGTGTAGCATGTCCACAATGATCAAGAACAAAGCTATGTTTTTGACTGTTTCTATTCGCCCATTGAATAATCGCCGTGCCAGCAGTTTTAGGGACATGTACAAATACTGCCCGGCGCAGAGGACGCATGATTACAATACTTTAAATGAGATAACTTTGTCCCACGGAATAGTTCTCCAACCAGAAACATCAGTATCAAATACTGTAAGATTCTTATCGTTGGGAGCTTTAGGATTAGTAACAGCAGGCACTACACTAGGATTTAATGTGCAGTTCATTTCTCTAAGTTCACCATTTTGTTTTTGAAACTTAAAAAAGCAAGTGCTGTTAGTTAAGAACTTTCTAACTCTAGATTGCCACTCTTGGCTATTTCTTTCTGCAAAAAAGTCTGATTCAATCACGTTTGGCATAATATTACTCCTTTTGTTTACGTTTACTATCAATTAACCATTTTAATCTTTTACGATCTTCTTCATTACCTTTAGACGCTTGTCCGTATTTTTTTGTAATCCAATTATCTACGTCTTTATCATCTTCAGGTATATCTGTAATGTCTATATTATACTCTTCTAACTCTTTTGTCAAGTCTTTTTCACTAATAAAAGTAATTGATTCGCCTTTACGTTTCTTAATAGACATGTTAGCAGCAACTACTAGAAGAATAGCTAATGGATCAAATACAAAAATAAGTAGCATAATGATAATTCTAACTGCACTATCTACACTAGATTTGTCTGATGTAGAATAAAATAGTTCTGCGATATATTTGATAGGACCTAGCTCTGCGTCCATTTGTGCTACTTCTTGCCTCATTGGCAAGAGCTCTAAGTTTAGTGCATCGATATTAGCTACTGCCTCATCCATCTCTGCATTCAACTGTTCTCTTTCTTCTCTCTGTGTTCTGTTCACATAGTTTTTATCTTCACCACGTGATGTTCTGAGAGTATCGTCTAAACCAGATAAACGATCTCGGGCTTGTTGTAATTTACTTCTTTCTGCGTCTAGTCTAAACTCAATGACTTCCATGTTTAGTGTATAGTCTTGATTAGTAGCAGTTTGATCAATATGTGCTCTTGATAGAAAACCAAAGATACCTAAAGATGTAATGACAGAAAGAATAACAACTGCCGATACAAAATATGTCTTTAATAGTTTTGATGAGGTTGACCAATATTGATACACCCAAGATGCTGTTACAAGTTTAGCAATCTCAAGAACTACTCCCATACCAATAATCTCGGCATAAGCTGCCGGGAATATAGTGGTTAATCCAATGATTGAAAAATATGCTGCTACAGAAGATACTGCAAGAGCAGAAAATAAAAGTAAAATTATAAATCCCATAAAAATTCTTTCGTTACTCGTTCGCCGAAGTAATTAACTTTAGTAGAGGTGAGAACTAAATCTTTATATACTTCTGGCTGTATTACCTCTTTTTTCATTAACGCATTATATGTATCCATTTCTCTGTCTAAATTAAACTCTTTGGCAAAATTTGTTACTATACCTTTAAAAGTTCTTTTTCTGCCGTCTAATGGTTTCTCATCATTAGGAGAATTAACATAGCTTCCAATATTATCATATGGCAATATCTGAAAATTTAATTTGAGATCAAATTTTTGTAAGTATGGATCACCGTGAGTGTGCTTAATGCGATCTCTATTTTCTACAAACTCTTCAAAAACTTTTGTGTTGCCAAAAGTATTTTTTTGGCCACAATACACCCAAAAATCTCTATGAATTCCTGAAACTAATCTATCAAAAGGATTTCTTAGTACTAAGATAACATGTTTGTAATTAACATCCTGAGCGTACTCGTTTAAACTGTAGTATCTTTGACGAGATTCTGCTTCAAAATGTGTACAACCAAAAATCTCTCTTGTGATTACTTTAGAGGCAGATCTTAAAGGAATACTCATTACAAAATTATTTGTCTCAACAATTATGTCTTGGGCTGCCATTCTATTTCTTCAAACTCCTTTAAAAATGTCATTCTCAATCTGATGTTAATCATATCATTAATACAATTATCATCGTGTCTGTATTTCCACTGTAACAAAAACTCTTGCATTTTAGCATGTGCTTTGCTTTCATATGTTGCAATAGTTTCTTTGGTTAGTTCGCCCTCATATTCTTTTACAATAGTTGAACTTCCAAAATACTTTTCAAACTGCCTTTCAGTTTTACAAGAGTAACCAATATAATATCTGCCGTCTGGAAAATAAGTACAGTATACTCTATGTACTTTCTTCTCTTTCGGTTTTTTCGCTCGTGCCATCATCTACTACCTCGTCTATGGTAGTAGTATTTATGTCACCGTCCCAATTAAGATCTGTCACCATGTTTTGCTTTACCTTTTGGTTTTTACCAAAGATGAGATCCCAATTACTTGCGAATGTATCTTTGTCAACGCTAAAAGGTCTAGGTTTACTTCCCTTACCCATTACTCCTCCTTCACAAAGACGCCGTCAACCATTTTGCCTTTGCGATCCTTAATGTCGTTGTATGCTACCGACATACAATGCTCTAGTGTTAATCCATTTCGTTCTGCGATATTGATAAGAACCACAATGCAGTCACCAATATCATCAGAAACATCACGACCTTTGCAAACGTTATCACTTAGCTCTCCAACTTCTTGAATTAGTTTACATACTTGATCTTTGTCTGTAGCACCATCAATGAGATTTCTATCTCGATGCCATTGTTTAATCAATTCTTCATACTGTTCTAACATCTAAGTTTATCCTTGTTCCAAGCATTTGTTTTACTTTAAAGTCAGCATTATTAGACCAAACCAACACCTCTGGATCATCATATAAAAAGTCACAGTTCTTGCAGTATTCGATATCGTCGAATTGTTTGAAGGCATGTTTTAGTCTTAGCTGATTATACAGTTCTCCATGATAAATGTCAACTAGTTTTTCACTATTTGTATCACCAAGAACACTTTTTTCCTCGTTAGGAGGACCCATAGTCTGACAGCAAGGTGTTACTTTGCCGTTAGCTCTAATTGTTATTTCGTTGGCAAATGGCCTGCCGCACGACTTTCTTACACTAGTATCTCTAACATACACTGGTTGCCAATTACCACTCCAGTTATGTTGTTTCCAAATATATGCTTCTGTTCCTACTACATCAATAAAGTTTTTCCTATATTGCTCTACTTCGTACTCCATTTGATGGTTGTCTAATATCAAATGATAACTGCTAACTGTGCATGTCTTTGAATACTCTTGTAGAGCTGTTACATTGTCTATGATTGCATCAAAATTATCAGCAGCCATCCACTCTATGTACTTCTCTCTATTGTAACCTATGACACTGACACGAATAAAATCTATACCAGCGTCTACAACATCTTTCATGTATTGCCCTTTTAGTCTAAAGGCATTAGTAAACATGTAACTCTTAAATCCGTATTTGTTACAGAGCTCAATGTACTTAGGTAGATCTTTGGCAAGAGTAGGCTCGCCGCTACCCTCTAATTGTATAACTGTTTCTGGATTTGGCTCTAACTGCTGTAAAATGTTTTCAAATGATTTGAGTGGCATCTTTTTTGTCCACTCTTTGCCTCTGCCTGTTGTTTGAGGACACATCTGACATTTGTAATTACATCCGCCTGCAACTTCTATGACAGCTCTTTGTACATCAATCATTGTACCTCTACTGTGATATTATCACATTTATATGTTTTTAATTCATCTGTTGGAAACGCTGATATAATCATTGCCTTTGTTTGTAGAAATGAATCATCAGGATCTTTTATTGTAATTTTTATAGTATTTTCTAATGCTTGTTCTTTAACACCTAATATATCTTGCCCTACTGCAAAATTAAATATAAACCTATTGTTACTATAATGACGGAATATTCTATTATGTTCCATCATTCCATTTGTATGATTAGTTTTGCTATCAGTTAAAATGTGAGGTATAAGAGTGCCTTTGTCTGGCACTATTTCCATATAAAAAGGTAGCGTATTTTCGCTAACCTTTATTTTACTTCTATAATATGCTATAAGTTCTTCTGGGTTCTGAAAAATCTTATGCATCGGATACGGTGTAGGTTTACCTGTTGTAGCATAAGTAACTGCTTCAAATGTTTTTTCTTTGTCTAAAAAATAATAATATATGGTTTGCCTAGATCCTCCTGGGTGTATTCTCCACACTCCTTGATCTCTGATAGGCGGCCATTCATCTTCAAAACCAGCATAGTCATAAAAAGGATCCCATATAACACCAATAGGATTGTTAAATTTTCCAGATTTTAAAAACTCTCTAGCTAGCCATACTGTTTTAGGAAACCGTTCAAATTCTAAAAAGTCTTGTACTGACTCGACCTCGCCTTTCCATAAATGTTTTGTGAAGTAAGGAACAACTTCACACGACATAAATTCCCTTGTTCCTAGTTCAAAGTAAATGTTCTCTTTTCTAAATAAAGATAACCCAAGGGCTTCTTTTTCTTTTTTTGCCTTCCAAAAAAACTCCATAGCAGCAGTATGACTACCAAGAGTTTCGTTTAATGTTTTTGATATGCCAGTAAGTAGCATTAGTATTCTTCGTCAGTTAACTGATCGTAAAGTTCTAGTTCTTCTTCTATTTCTAATTCTGTACCACAAAAGACACAAAATTTTGGCTCATAAAAATGATCGTCCATGTCGTAACTTACTTTAAAAACAGCTTCACAGCTCTCACATTCTAAGTTTTTTGGTTTTGCCATGTATTACCTCTTGGTGACATTTATCCGTGCTTCCCTCAAAAAGGCAACACCACTGCCGCATTTTTGTGAAGCATACCCATGTATATAGTAGACATGAGAAATGCCAGCTTGGTAAATAAGTTTGGCGCATTCTAGACATGGCTCGTGGGTACAAAATAAAATAGCACCCTCACTTGATTCTGTGGATTTAGTTAGTTTCATTAGAGCGTTTGCCTCAGCATGCAATACTTCAGGTTTTGTAACCAAAGATGGTGCAATGTCTCCAGGCAATCTATACTCAATAGTTTCACAATCG